ATTTTTATTGCCATCCATGCCACTAACTAATGGTTGTACATTTACATATCCAATAGGTGAAACTCCCCCTGAATTAGTAACTGCTTGAACTATTACAGGCATAGCAGTTCTTAATCCCGACATGGCGGCTGTCATAATAAAATTTAATCTACCAATATCGGAAGAATTATCAGCAGGGACTAGATTATTAATTATATTAGTTTGCTGTGACATAATATGAACCTTGACCTTGAGAACGCCTATTTAATCTAACACTTGTAAACCAAGCCCCGTCTATTGTTAGTGTACTTAATTCATGTGTAACAACATGAGCATCCCATTCCCCATTTGCTTTAATAATGGATGATGTTAAATTCACTTTTCTTCCATTTGATAACGCTTCATTAAATTCAGTCTTAATAAAAAAACCTTGCGCCCAATAAACAGGATACCCAACTAATCCAGTTTGAGGACTTATATCAATAATCACATCATCTATATTCCCATCATTAGACCAAATGGATACAGTATTATTTTCTATTTTATATGGAAAACAAGCGGCTTTAGCTACAGTTTTAATTTGGTCAATAATAGAACCACTTAAATACTGGTTGGTAATAATTGCATGAGCATTATTGTTAAAATTTTTGAATGACCAATTACTCCCCATTGATGCAGTTAATGAGGCAATAATATCTTCAGCATTTTTTGACCCGTTGTAACTGTTAGGAGCTACGCTCGTTGATTTTTCATAGTAGCCTGAAGCGGCAGTTACAACAAAACAAACTTCAGGAATAGCAGAAAAATCAATAAAACTTGATTGAATGTGTCCTGAAAAAACTTGTATTAAAGGCTTACCTTGATTTCCAACAACTACAGTTATGCTAAAATTATTCACCGATACTAAATTCGCACCTGCACTGGAATATTGATTCATTTGCTCTAAAGTCATACCATAGACTTTAAGTTGCAATTGACCGATAGAATTTGTTCCACCCGGATTGCTGATAACTGCTTGACATTTTAACCCTTGTAAATTTACATCTCCAGTTGTTGCCCCAGAGAATTGTAAATTTATTTGTCTAATAGCAAAACTCATACTTCGTAAACCAATAAATATTTAGAATTTAATCCTGTATAAACAGGGTCAGTTTGACCTGAAGTATCAAAGAAAAATAATTGACCAGTAAATCCTAAATAAGACTCTCTAACTAATCCAACTAGATTTAAACAAATCATTGAATTTACAATTTGAGTTCCATTAAGATTTAAGTCAAAAAATAAACCTGTATTTTTTTGATATAAATTAATAACACAATTTTGTGTTCCTAATTGAACATTAAATGATTGTGAGGCAATAGAATTAACAGGAATTATTTGTATCATTTTATTCTCATGTAGAAACTAAAATTGATGGAATTACAACAGGCGGATTAAGTGGAGATACTTGCCCATTAATGTAAGTAGAAGCCCCACTAGGTTCAGTAGTCGTTGGAGTTGCTTGTTGAGCAATTATAACTTGTTGAAACCATAATTGAGCAATAATTAAAGAAACACCTTGTTTGGCTTCTCTACGATAATCTACATGAACTAAATTACAATTCTGATAAGTAAAGTTTGGAGTAATTACATTAATTAGTGTTAGAGAGTTCATTAATTGTTCTATAGTACTAAGAAAATTCTCTTTAGTCATAGCCCCTTTACCATTACATGAAATAGTCACTCTAACATCAAATGGCATAGCAACTTTGTTATAGCTTGCAAAACTTCCCCCTTCAATTGGATAGGTTGGTATTTTGCGTTCTTCTCTATATTCAAAATCAATAAATGAATCAGGCGTGATAATACTTTGACCTGTAGCTCCAACAAATCCCCATTGAACACCTGTAATTTTTGTTAATATTGGGTTTGATTGAGAAACACTTGCAATAGGAAATGAATTGGGTGAACGTGGGATTGGCGGAACACCCGGCAAATTAGGAATGTTAGGATATGGAATTAAAGGCATTATATAGCTCCCCCTACGCCATAACCAATTAAGGCTTGGTCTTGTAATGTTTTCTTAATATCAGTAATTATCCCTGTCGCATCTTGAGCCGCAGAATATACATTTAATTCATTAATGGTCGTATGAATAGTAGATGATGAAGAATTATTTGCAGACATTGGCGCAGTTGCATTTGTTCCCGTCATTGTATGATATTTTGACAAGTAATCAGTAGTTTCAGGTGGAAGACTTCCCATTCCTTTTTTATCTACATTACTCATTCCCCAATTATAACCAGCCAACATTTTATCAACATCACCGTTATAATGGTTACTTAAATCAGATAAAAATTTAGCCGCTCCAGTTGCAGATTGATTTTTATCAAAAGGATTTGTAACGCCATATTGTTTTGCAGTATCAGGCATAAATTGAAATGCCCCCATTGCACCACTTTTGGGATTAACAGCATTTGGATTGCCATGTGATTCAATTTGCATTATTTTGCTTAACATTCCAGCAGGTAATCCATATTGTTTTTCTAAATCCGCAAATGACAAAGTAGAAGTGACATTTTCCCAATGACCGCCACTTCCTCTAGTTTTACCACCTACCCATTTCTTTGTAGGATGATTGCCATTAGGATTATCTTGTAATGCCCACTCAGAACCTTTCCCTGTTTTACGTGCTTGTATATGCCACATTTTCCCAGTAACAGGGTCGATTTCCCCTTCTTTGTGTTTACCATTGCCGCCAAATTTATTAAGCGCAACCGCCATTAATGCAACTGCGGCAGGTATGGCTAATATAATACCTAGAACACCACTTAATGACACTCCGATAACTTCTAATGATGTTACTATCAATCCACTTGCGGCTGAAAAGACAATTCCTAATGTTTTTATAATTCCACTTAAAGCAAGCAATCCACCAGTAGCGGCAATTGCTTTAGTTCCAATGCCATTAACAGAATTATCCCAATCTGAGAATTTTTCAATGTTAGTAGTTAAATAACTAGATAGATTATTTAATGAAGGCAATAATCTATCTAATCCTTCGTTTTTTAACCCAGTTAATGATTGAATTAATTTCGCAGTTTTTTCTTGAAATATTTTAGAATTTTCGCTTAATGAAGGAGTAAGATGATTTAATTTAACATATTCATCAAATAATTTTTGTAATGCTGGACCACCAGCCAATAGCATATTATAGCCATCTGTATCAAAGCCCAATAAGTCAGCAATGTTTTTGGTTTCTTGTATTGTATGTGCTGATTTAAACTCTTTTAAAGCATTTGAGATTTTAACTATATTTGTGGCATCTTTATCTTCTAAACGTAAATAGCCTAACCCTAATTTTACGTTTTCACCACCCATGCCCATTGAAAATTTAGCAATACTACTTTCTATATTTTGAAATGTTGATTGTAAGGAAGCCGCACTACCACCAAATCCTTCAGCAACTCCACCCCATGCTTGGAGTTTTGCGGCTGAAATTCCTAATAGATTAGATTGACGGCTTAATGAAGCGTTAGAAGCTGTGACTGTTGTTACAAATTCCTTCATCCCAGCTAAGCCTAAAAAAGCCCCACCGAATGAAATTAAAGCATCACGAGATTTTTCGAAACCTAGAGCTGTTTCTTTTGAACTGCGTTGAGTATTCTTTGAAGTTTTCTGATTGGCTTCATCAAATTTCCGTAATTCATCTATGGATTTTTTTTGCGCTTTATCGAATTTAGATGAGTCAAGCCCTAATTCTATTAGTAAACTGTCGATAATTGTAGCCAAAATATATCCTTTTTATTTAGTCTGGCTCATTAAATAAGCGTTGTGTCTATCTACGGCATTTATTTCTAACAATATCCACATATCCTCAACACCATAAATAGTGTCGAGTTCATGTAGTGTAGCTAATTTAGAAGATACAACAGTTGCTATCGCTTGCGTAGTGGCTTGATACTCAATGAGCTTTCTTGCATTGTTTCCTGTGCTTCTGATTCCGAAGTCGATTTGCTTTCGTTTAAAAAAAAATCCATGTGTAAATTCCATATAGCTTTTCTTAATTGTAAGCGAGTTCCAACTTCTTCAATATCTTCTTCGACTAATTTACGTTTAATATTAGCTGAAGGAATAATTTGAACGCAATTCATCATTTCATCTAAAAGCGGTTTTGCCGCATCAAATGGAATCTTGAGTAAATTCATATATCCTATTGCCATTAAACCTGACATACCCTGAGAAGCTAAACCTTCAGGTATCTCAATGCCAGCATTGCCGACAGCTAAGATAACCTGAAAAGCCCAGTTTTCAGCCTGAGAAGCTGGCATTTCTGTAATTAAAAACTGTTTACCTAAATCTCTACCAGTTTCAGCTACGAATGTCGTTTCTTTTCTAGCCATTTATTTTATACTCCAGTTTGTGAACTTGTAATTGTTTGCCAAGTGATTTCATATACTACTGGTTGCAAAGTCTTTTTAACGGCAGGAAATGGAGTTGCCGCAGTTAAATAGCCATTATAAAGGGCATAAGATATTCCTGTAGATGGTAAAATAATTGTACCATTAGCTACAAATACATCTACAAAAGCATCTTGGTTAGAACGCCAATTATCAAATACTTCAACACTAGGACTATCAGCTTGAAGATGAATGGTCATTTTATATGGAATCCACACTTTACCACCTGAAAGATTGCCATCAACACCCATTAAAACTTCTGATTGTTGAACAGACTCACTTTCAAAAGCATCATCAACGGCATAGCCTTGAATGTTAATCGGGGCATATAGACCTTCTATGCTAAGTGTTAATACTGAATTTGCTGAGGTTATTGTTGCCATGATTTATCCCTTATTGAATAACGATAGATGCAAGAGTAATTTGTTGTACGCTTTCACCATCTTGATAATACAAAGTAATAGGTGGAGATTGACGAGCCGCACGAGTTACAGCAGTTGCTGGTGAGATTTGCAATACATAACCTTGAGAAGCAATTACTGGAGCGGCGTTATAACCTAAAGCATATTGAACTTCAGCCGCTTGAGCCGCAGATAATTGAATACCTTTACGAATTGCACCGAAATTAATTGCCGCATTGATTGGGTCTAAACAAGCCGCATTGATTAATGAATAACCTTGCGTATTGTATGGAATAGAACCAACTTGTTGAAGCAATGTAACTAAAGCTAATTGTAAATTAGCATTTAACCAAATTTGATTCAAGTAAGTATCAGCCCATAACCATTTGCCTGAAACAGAACCCGGTGTAAACCAAGAAGCGTTATTAGCAGGATTATTAGAACCATAAGCACCGTAGCAATTATAACCATTAGCAACTACACCAGCATAATTTGAAGCAGTTGTTACTGAAGCTACTAAACCTGACTGCTCTTTAAAGTCTAATGTTGCACGACCATTCAAGCGAGTAAAGTCTAATGAAGCCGCAAAACCAGCCGCAAATGCTGAAAGTGTATTGTTGCCGTAAATTGGCAATGTACCAACAACTTGACCAACTTGTAACCAATCACCAAAGGTGTTAGTAGAAGCAGAATTTAATACGTTAATATCAGAATCTTGGCAGATATACAAATAACGAGGTGAAACAGAATTAGACCAAGTAGCAAATTGTTCTTTTTCAGCAATGACTGATTCCCATACTGTGAAGAATGTAGCCCAGTTTTGATTTTGGTTAATAATGCTATTCATGTAAGTAGCTGGAACTGCCGCCGCTTGACCTTGCGATAATACTGCACCTGTAGCTTGCGTTAGCATTAAGCCTGTTGCCATAGCACCAGTTGTTGCAAAACTAACCGTAGCCGCTGTTCCTGTAAGTGTAGTAGTGAATATAAATGCACTTGGTACAGAATCATAAGTAACTGTAAATGGTGGTGAAGTAAATGCCGCTTGAATAACTGTTGCCGCTTGGCT